GTAATACTACTGCCGGGGCCTTTACGGTTACATTACCCACTTCTGCAACGATAGGAGACGAAATTACTTTTGTAGATTATGCAGCAACTTTTGACAGTAACAATTTGACAATTGGAAGAAATTCACACAACATTCAAGGTGCCAGTGCTGATTTAACGGTCGCAATTGAACGAGCAGCCTTTACGTTGGTCTATGTAGATGCAACGCAGGGATGGTTATTGAAGGATAAATAATGGCTACATATAAAGAGATACAGGGCTATACAATTCAAGCATTGGCATCAGACCCTAGCGCTACAGCTAGTACGGAAGGACAGGTCTGGTACAATACGACTACAGGAGTCTTTAAAGTAATCGTTGACGATGGTGGAGTAACCGTTAAAACGATAACAACAAGTTAATAAGGAGGAAACTATGGCAAATAAATATTGCACAGCAACAAACACGGGAAAAGGCTTCTTCACTCATGAAGATCGAAGACAGTTTTATCTTTCAGGTCATGCTGGTGACGTATGGGTTGTAGGCGATAACTTTTTTGGAGACACATGGATTGACAGAGTGAGTGGTATCAGTAAAACACGAGCTGAAGCACAGGCCATTGTTGACGGTAAAGTTGAAGAGGCACAAGCTGCTTACGATGCATTGTCTACTGAAGAAAAAGAAATAGGATTACAGAGTAGACCACAAAAATATTATTTACCATAATTAAAACATATGGCTGATTACAAAGGAATAAAAGGATTCAAAGTTACATCGATAGCCGGAGACCCTACTAATAAAGTTGTAGGGGACGTTTATTATGACACTACCGCCAACGCTTTAAAATTTGTAGGAGGACCATCGGGAACATGGGCTTCAGGTGGAACTATGCCTGATACTAAAATGGGCGGTGGATCCGCAGGAACACAAACAGCGAATTTACAGTTTGGTGGGGGAACGAACGCTCCGCTCAATGGGAATCAAGTTGATACAACATTTTCATACGATGGTACTTCATGGACCGCAGGTGGTGCGATGGGTACCATTAGATTTGCTATGGGAAGTTTTGGGGCATCAAATACAGCAGCCATTGCGGTCGCTGGATCCGCATCTCCAGGTAGTTCTTCAAAAGCAGAAACAGAATCTTACAATGGTACATCATGGACTGAAGTGGCAGATCTTCTTACAGCTCGAGGAGAAGGCCTAGGCGCCGCAGGAATACAAGGAGCAGGTCTAGTTTTTGGTGGATACGATAGACCAGGAACAACAAATGTTACGTTAACAGAACAATGGAATGGAACAAGCTGGACAGAAGTAAATGATTTAAATACTGCAAGACAAGGCCCTGGAGGTTGTGGAATAACTACAGCGGCCCTATGTATCGGTGGTGATCTAACCCCTCAAACAGCTATTACAGAACAATGGAATGGAACAAGCTGGACAGAAGTAAATGATTTAAATAAAGCTAGAAACCATGCTGCAAGTTCTGGCACAAGCACTCTCGCTTTATTTTTTGGAGGACAAGCTCCTGGTGCTTGTGCTGAGACAGAACAATGGAATGGAACAAGCTGGACTGAAGTGGGAGATTTAAGTACCGGTAGATATCTTCTTGGCGGAAGTCTAGCAGGAACGGCTCTTTCCGCTTTAGCGGCAGGTGGAGGAAGTAGTCCAGCAGGAACAGACGCAACAGAAGAATGGACCGTATCTGACACTACAGTTAAAACGGTGACGGTGAGCTAATGGCAGATTACAAAGGAATAAAAGGATTTACAATACCGACCGTAAGCTCGGATCCGAGCAACCTTGCTCAAGGACAAATGTGGTACAATTCGACGACCGATACTTTAAAAGGAGAGGTAGTTGGAGTAGGAACATGGGCTTCAGGTGGAGATTTAAACGCTGCTAGGAGTGGAAGATTTGCTGCAGGAACACAAACAGCTGGTATAGCCTTTGGAGGTTGGAACCCAACAACATCTGTTCATGGTAGTACAGAAAAATATGATGGTTCTAGTTGGACAGAAGTTAATGATATGAATACTGCCAGGGCTTCTTTAGCTGGTGCTAGTAATGGATCACAAGCAGCGAGTTTAGCTTTTGGGGGAAGCACTGGTCCTGCTTATCAAGATATATCTGAAGAATATAATGGTACAAGTTGGGCAGAGGGAAATGATCTTAATGGAACTAAAGCTTATGGAGCAGGGTCGGGAACTCAGGCGGCTGCATTAGCTATTGGAACTGCAGGTCCACCTATTGCAGGAATTGTAGAAGCTTATGATGGCACAAGTTGGACCGAAGTTAATGATTTAAATACAGGAAGAGATTTTAATGTTGCTTGTGGAACTCAAACAGCATCTCTAACTTTTCAAGGAGAAAGTACTCCTGGACCTAATACAGTTAATGTTGAACTATATAATGGTACTTCATGGACAGAAGTAGGTAATATAAATACAGCTAGAAATGCTGGAGGTGGAGCAGGGATTTCAACAGCAGCTATTACTTTTGCTGGATCTCCATTAAGTGCTGCTACTGAAAGCTATAATGGTACTTCATGGACTACAGTAGCTAACCTAGCAACAGCTAGATTTAGAATAGCAGGAGCAGGTTCAACAGCAGGAGCAACTGCTGCTTTAGGTATTGGGGGACAATCCCCACCTATAATTGCAAATGTTGAAGAATGGACCTTACCTGACACTACAACAGTAACCGTAACCACGAGCTAATGATTTAATACTTGACCTTTGGTATATAAAAGGTAAAAAGAGAACAGAATGAATAAAGAAAAAAGAAACATTCAAACCGTCGCAGAAACAGAGTCTAAATATCTGACTAAAATTTTAGACGAAAAGGATGTTAAACAATTTAAAACATTAATTCCCGAGTTGAAAGACACGTGGAAGAAAAAGCAGATGTTTCGAACGGAAACCGAAATGCGTTTTTCCGTTTTATCGGACAACCGATTCGGAACGAAAGCGGCTAAATACTGGCAGTCGGTCAGGGAACAAAATACACACTTTGAAAATTTAATGCGTCTTTCTTTTGACGCTCGAAAAAACGCTGTTGAAATTAAAAAGCTTCAGAAAAAAATAAAGAATGAAAAAGATCCTCTAGAACGAGATCTTCTTGAGATAGAAATGGAAGAAAATATCTATGATCAGGCAAGCATGGAACTCGTAGCTAAACACCGAATGCGTGAAGTCGCTAGCTGGGCCAAACTTAAAAAAGAATTTAATGATGGATCCTTTGACGATCAGGATGTCAACACTCACCAAGCAGAATCGTATATGCACCGTCTAGAACAGATGAGAAAAACTATTACTCCTAGCACCACTCAGCCCGAAGTTTTTAATCTTTTAGGTCAACTTGAAACGTTAAAACGGGTTCGACAGTCCGGGGAACTTTTACCTCAAACGAAAAAAAAGAAGATTAAACATGGCCGTCGTTAAAGAACCTTCCTGGAAATCCTATCTTGTAAAATCTGTCGATCCTATTTTTTCGATCGATGAGTGTAATAAGATCATGGAACTGGGGCGAAGTCTCCCTTCTCAAGATGCAGAAATAGGAACGGGGATGAGGGAAAAAGCAAAAAGTAGAAAAGATTACAAAATAAGACGAACTGATATTGCCTGGATTCCTTTTAAACATCCAGACTCTCAATGGATTTATTCCAGACTCGAACACTGGATGCATACCGTGAACAATAAACATATGGGCTTCAATCAATTACAAATTGGAGAGCCTGCACAGTTTACCATGTATTCTAAAAAGCATCATTACGACTGGCACTCCGATAGCTCCTATGAAATGTCTAAAGAACCGGTCGTTCGAAAGATGACGATGGTCACGCTTTTAAATGATCCTAAAGAATTCAAGGGAGGCGAACTACAAATTATCGACAGCAAAAAATCATTGGCTTTGAAACAGGGATATGCTATTTTCTTTGCGAGCTTTATTGCTCATCGAGTTTTACCCGTGAAAAAAGGCACACGTATTTCAATGCCGATTTGGTTTGGAGGACCCCCGCTAA